GTCTATTAATTCATAGTGAGAGTTGAACCATTTATGATTAAAAAGGATATAAACCAATGATTTATCCGCTTTATGAACCTCCAATAATCCATCTTCAAACCAAATACTTTCTGGCTTTTCATCGCCAATATGGTCTTCGGCCCAAATACTTTCGTGACCTTTGATGTATTCAATCTTTTTAAGCCCTCGGCTTATCTTATTTTCACCGAATCGCTCTAGCATTACCCCCTTTAATGGAAGGTTCCATGAGGCTGGTGTCTGTCCGTTTTTTAATCTAAACTTGTAATGTGTGTTTTTGTTTGCCATTTTTTCCGTCGCTTTTAATTATTAAAAAAAACGGGGCTTTTGGCTATAGCCCCGTTCTTGTTTATATAAATGTTAATTCTAGCTATAGAATACACCTCTACGTCCTACAAAGTAGTTGTTGGCTCCAATTAACTGATTTGTTCCTTCGCAAAGGAATTCAGTTGTTTGAGCATCTTTAGACTGTGGTGTTCCACCAGGGCCAAAGATTTTCACTTCTCTCTTACGGTTGTAAGCTTCGTCACCTCTATATCGTACAGATAAGTAAGGTTTAGAAACTGTGTTCCCGTCTTCATATACGCTAGTGTTTCCTGTAGGAACCATTAAAAACGCAATGCTGGTCGCTTTAAACTTAGCATTCCCTAATAAAGTAGGGTCTTCTAAAAGTGACCAAGGCGTGAAGTGGAAAGTGATTCCATCGATGTAAACCGATTTGAAACCAAGTTTCAAACTCATATCCATTGAGTTGTTGAATTGCCCGTAGTTAGCGCCTGTTGCGTAATGTGCATTTACACCCGAAAGCATTTGTCTAACATAAGCACCTTGTTGGTGATCGTGCCATACAGTATACTCTCTACAAGTACCTCCTTGTTGCTTAATTCTAAGGGCTACACTAGACAATTCCTCAATGTCTGTGATGTACTCATTTGAAATGTTTCCACGTTTTTCAACTTGTGGAATTACACCATGCATACCTCTTGCGTTTCCAGAAGCCTTACGTTCGTTAAGGATTTGCGTTAATTCTACTTTATTGTCAAATAAATTTGAAGTACGTTCTGTCTCGAAGTTGAACCATTTTGGCCCATCAGGAGTATCTACCCAAGATTTATGAACCATATCAGAAGCGTTGATACCATACGTTTCTTTCACAATATGAGAGAAGTTGTAAAATTGTGTTGGCTCCCAACGTTTTCCAACTGTGAAGTTTTCCGTTCCTTTTGCAAAGGAGTTTGTGAAATCACAAAGGACATCGACGTTTCCAGAAAAAGCAAAGGCCACATCTGTATCATTGGTTGCAACAAAAATAACATCACTTGTAATGACGGTTACTGTTGCTTGCGCCTCAATAGTTCCATCAGAAATTTTGATACCGTCACCAACTCTAAGGTTGTGGTTTGTTGGAGAAGTAAAGGTGTTTGTTGTTCTTGCAACGTCTTTAATAACGTTGTGCAAACGTCCTTCCTCCATGTGTTGAATCTGGTCACTAGCATAGGTGCTTTCTGCTCCTATGATTTTAAGCAATCCAGTAATCTTACCCAATCCATTTGCCATGTGCAATTGAGGGATAAGTTCGGGCATATATTTTTCAGCGTAGTCATACGCTAGGATAAAGTTATCTGCTGTTGCAGTAACCCCTCCTGGCTGGTCAATAACGGCAATGCCGTCTAAATTGGTTCCTAATAAATCAAAAGCCATCGTTATAAGTTTTTTTTAACGTGTTTTACACGTTGTTAAAATCATATTTAGGCCCATAGTTGGTTTTTGCACCCGGTACTGGAACTCTCTTAGAACTTCCATTCTTAGACGGCATTCTATTGGTGTTACCCGGGATATTATGCTCGTCTTGTAAAAATTCTTTTGCTTGTTCCGCCAGTGCGTTGTGAACGATTTTGTGTACTAACTTTTCCCTGTTGGATGATTTAGCCCAAAACAACCCTTCTTGAAGGGCTATAGGGTCTATTTCTCCCTTTTCATCACCGAACATACTAACAAAGGCTTTGTCAATATCTAAAGCGTTAGACCCCATGCGATGTAAGTCTTCTTTAGAATAATCAACGCTTAACGCCATTGTTTTTTCGGTTCCGTTATCATCAATTTTAATGTTAAAACTAGCGGCTGTGATCTTATCTGTAGCCGATTTAATGCTTTCAACGTATTGATTTCTTTTATCAGTGGCCTCTTGAAATGCTTTCGCTGTCATTTGAGTACCATTGTCCAATGTGACGAAATCTCCATCTGATTTCGTTTTTGGTGTTTTATATTTTTCTTTATTCTCTGTCTGCTCTTTTAAATAATCTTCCCCAAAACCCTCAAGTTCTATAAGGTCAAACTTTCCAATGTTTTCGGAATCTGATAAATCAATATTTAGTTTGTTCTCTAAATAATCATCCACATCTTCCTTAGAAATTTTTCCTTTTGTAGAAGCAATTGCTTTTTCTCTTGCAATTTCTAAAGGAGAAAGTTTGGTTAAGTCTCTATTTAATGCTTTGAATTCCTCAAAACTTCTACCATTAGTGTCTTTATGGAATTTCAAATACGCTTGCATTTCTGGCGAAACTCCTTCCAATTGGTCTACTGGTGCATCGGGTTCTTTGAAGAGATTGCCAACATCTTCAACATCTTTACCGTACTTCTCTTTAAAATACGCTTTAACAGAGTCGTCATTTAATTCTGTTTTAGTTGGGTCTACAGGAGGTATATCGTCTTTAGTATTAACTACAGGAGGAACATCGTCAATAGGCGGTGTTGGCGCTACTGGTGGTGTTGGTGCTACTGGTGTAACATCGTCAGTAGGTGGTGTTGGTGCTACTGGCGGTGTTGGTGCTACTGGTGGTTTTGGATTATTGAACTCACCTAAAAAGTTTTTCCCGATTCCCATATTGATAGATATTTACTATAGTTATACAACAAAAGTATAAATAAAATCTATTAAAATAGAAAAACATCTATACTTTTGTTATATTTAGTAGAAACTATTGGTCAAACATGGTGTTTATATCGAAGGTATTTTTAAAATCTTTTGGCGCTTTTTTATTCTGCCTTTGGTCTATTAATTCTCCTTGAATTGTTCCAGCCTCCTTCAGTCTATCGTCCTTTTCGTCTTTTTGAAACTGCAATTTCCCTAAAGACTGCATTCCTTCAAGTTGTTTAAGATAAACGTCTTGTTGAAATTCCTTATCTTCTTTTGGCGCTTCAATCTGTTGTTTTTGTTGCAACTCCTTTAGTCTAATTGCTGACATTTTCGCTTCATATTGAAGGTCAATACCTTTCTTGGATTGATATGATTTTAACTCCGCTTGCACCTTTGCTAAGGAAGCTTGAGCGTTGGCTTCACTTTGAAGTTTTATATTATGCTCATTCTCCTTGAGTCTTTCCTTTATTCTACGGGTACGTATAAAGCGCATATATTGAGAGGCTTGTTTAGGATTACTCTTGGCAATTCTCATAACTTCTGCTTTTTCGCTTACATCAATAGTCCCTTCTTGTAAAGCGATTCCAAGGTCTTGCCTTAGTTCATCTAACTCTTCTTTTGCAGGAAGGATTTCAACGGTCATAGCAAATTCGTGAATACTCCTATTTTTTAAAAGTTCTAAAGGTTCTATGTTGTGCTTTCCAACGGCTTGTTCGTACATTGGCTTTAAGTGCTCAAGACCTTTCACTTTGAAAATCCCTTTGATTCTCGCGCTTATTGTCTCACAAACTCTTTTGTCCCAAGCAATTCCAGCATCAACTAAATGTTTTGTAGCTGTATTTGATGCTAGTTCTAACATTTGATTTACACCAACAAGTGTGTTTTGGTTTGCTGTACCATCTCTTGCGGGGTTTATGCCTGTAATATCTCTTATTAAATTATAAGAGTGCGCCCATATATTTAAAAGGGCGGATAATGCGCTTCCTTGTTGATTAGCCATTGGCCTTGCTGCTGGGCTGTCTTTTATACCGCCTTCACCCATATCGACTCTCTTTTTGATAACCACACCCTTAACGTTTAAAACCGATAACGCTTCTTTCCAAACCTCTTTTTTTACTGGACCTTTCACATCGGTTCCTAATTCAGCCAATTGATCGAGGTCAAGTTCTATAAGGTCTGGTTTTAATTCAGCGCGTAAATGCTGAATCTTTAAATGGGTGTACTGCATATCATTGGTTATAGGAATGATATTGCTTAAAAACGAGCGTAATTCGTTTTTGTAGATATTAGTGGATTGCACAATAAACTGAGGCATAACCTTATTCATTTCATCTCTTGCAAGTATCTCACTTTCCTTGTAGTCATAAATATATTTATTACTTCCTACGATATAACTTCCCTCATACCAAGTGTCAAGTCTTTTGCTCATTCTACTTTTTTCCGAACCTTCGGGAACCACGTAATCACTACTTTTTTTAGATACCTTTCTTAACTTACCTTTTTTATTATAAAATGCTTTCTTTACAATTTCCTTGTCTGACTTATAAGAAAAACGCATAACGTGAATTCTATAATTCAATATATCGTCAATAGGGCAAGTATCGTATTTTACTGAAAATTCATTTTTACTATTTTGAACGCCATATAGTTTTGCGATTTCCCTACAAGTTTTATCGTCATATCCGCTTTCTCTTCTAATATCATTAATGGTAAGCGTGTCTACATAAAAAAAGTAGTAGGCATCGCTGAAATCATTTCGCTCAACGTAACTATGTCCAAAACTCTCAGGATCTACATATTCAAGCATTACACCGTTATTCATATCGGTATAAACACGTCCAACCTGCATATCGGTTAAAACAGAATCTTTTATAGTTTCTTTTGGAGG